GTTTTTTTTGGCTTTGTTGCGCCAAATTTTCGCACTACAAAGTCCGACTACAAGGTCTACTACAACGCTACAAACACCACTGAAGCGGCTGATTTTCGGCTAAAGTTCGATGATGTCATCAAGGTCGATTTGGTCGGAGTTGTCCTCATTCGCCCACCAACGCTGATTGCCGTACACCGGAAACTTCTTCGGATAAGGCTGCTTGACCCAGCCGGTCATTGATTGGAGTATCAGCCCGATCTCCTGACTTTCCTTTTTGGTCGGTTTTGAATATTCGCCCATCCGCAAAGCCTCCTGCCAAAGTTCAAGCACACAAATCTCGGTTTTGTTCTCTAAATAATCCTCGATCATACCGACACGGAAGTCATCCTCCGTTGCTTCTGCCTGCTGCTTGCGGATGTCGTCAATTAACGACCGGTCAGCATACGGCAGCAGCTTGCCCACCTTGTACAGTTCAAACGCTTCTGCCCAGCACTGGCGGATGTCTGCTTTGATTTGCTTCTCATTGTCGAACAATTCATACCCGCTTTGTTTCACTCTCACCGGATAGAAACGCCGGTTGCCGGTCTTGTCAGTCAAAAACTGCTCCTTGTTGGTCGTGCCGATGAAGATACATTGCCGCGGGTGGTCGGTCACTCGCTTGTCAAACGGCATTCGGTAGCGGTCATTTAATCGGGTAAGATATGACTTGACGGCCTCCTGCTCTTTTGTGCGCGTCATTGCAAGCAGTTCCGACACTTCACAAATCCACGCGCCCTCGATGGACTCAATGCCGCGCTGGCCGTCAAACTCGTTGACCTCCGTGAAATACTCGTCCGACAAAGCAAGCCAGCGAATCAGCGTCGACTTGCCCTCGCCCTGCTTGGTGCCAATCAGCACCGGCATATCGTCAAATTTGCAACCTGGATTGTATAGCCGGTGAATACCGCCAGCGAAGATTAAACGGCTGACCTCTCTTGTGTACGGCGTGTCCTCGCATTTCGTCCACTTTGCCAAAAAGCAGGAAATCCTTGGAACACCGTCCCATTCAAGATTGTCCACGATCTCGCGCACTGGGTGGTACTCGTGATGAGCCAACACAATGCGCATAGCGTCCTCACTTTTCTGCACGCTGTGAAAGCCGTACTTTTTCTCGATATACCGCCGCATTTCTGCGTCGTCTGCGTCCGTCCATCGTTCAGCAACGCCGTTGACGGTTTTCTCCGGGCTGTATGTAAGAAGATTAAACTTTATACCGGAGAACCGCGGGTCACCATCGAGCACCTTCACAAAGTTGTCAATCGACGCCACCGGCCGACCGTTTGCGTCAAAATCCAAATCAACGCCACAGCGCAACTTTGCATTCGTCCGCTTGTATTCCTTGGCAAGGCTCTCGTTTGCCTTGTTAAACGCTTTCAGCACGCTTTTGAATTCCTGCTGAATGCCAAATTCCTTAGCCTTGATGGCCATCAGCGCAGCCAGCCTCGCTTGGTCTTCCGGCCGTTCCTCACATAAATCCAGCAGCAAATCGGTGTTCAGTAGCTGCTCCGGCGTTGCTATAACTTGTATCTGTTTATCTGTAAGCACTTCCTCGCCTCCTTAAATCGGCCTGTGTTAGCCTTTCGTCCGCCAAGCCTATCCGTTGTAGTGCTTCAACAAAAAGCGGGTTTAACGGTTCCGTGGCGTCCTGTGGTCTGCATTTTCGCAGCTGGCAGTCCAGCCTTGACCACTCGTCAAACGCAGCCCAGTAGTCGCGCTCCAGCCGCTCTTGCATTGCCTTTTCAGCCTTGCGCTTTTCCTTGCGCTCCCTGGTGGCCTTTTCCATCGCCCGCTGTTCTCTTACGGAAATGCGCTGTCCAATCGGCAAGCCAAGCGCAAAGTCGGCGTTCAACTTCTCGCACGCTTTCAAAAAAGAAATTCCAAAATACTTTTGCACGAATGTCAAAATATCGCCGTTCTCTCCACACGCGAAGCAGTGGTAGCCTTTACTGCCGGAATAGACTTGCATTGACGGCGTGCTGTCGTTGTGGAAAGGGCAGACGGCCCGCCCTTTCCTGTCAATGTGAATTCCATACGCTTCCAGCACATCCGCCGTGTCCAGCCGTTCTTTGATTTCTGTTGCGTAATCAGTCATTTTATCTCACCGAGCTTGTTCGTGTGTACAGGAAAGTGAACGGACAACAACAAATACGACGTCACAATAAACACCCTGTTTTTTCAAATGTTTTGAGTATTTTAGGAAACTGAATTGCGATCCAATCAATCATGGTTTCATCGTGACCCCACCGATTTGCGTGCTCAAAATTGCTTTGCAATCCACTTTCCGATAAGTAGGCGTGTACGCGATCGCGTCGGCGTTATCTGCACTTAGTCTTTTTCTAATGTCATTCAGCTGATGAATGAGTTTTTCAATATTCATGATTAGTCCTCCTTAAAATGTTTTGTGAAATTTTCTTTTGCCTCTCTATAAAGTACTTCTTTAATCAACTTCGGTGCCGTCCTGGCGGTGCAGAAAAGAACGACACAATTATATCGAGCCATCCAAGCCGTCAGGCTGGCCACCAGGCACTGCGGCAGAACCCTTGACCGGTAGCGGCCGGCGTATGCCGCCTCCCAGCTTTCGCCTTCAATAAGCAAGTAAACCTTGAACCCTTCTGCCATTGCTCGCTCAAACTCACGAACGAACCGGTCTCGGTGCTGAAAGAAGTTTCCGCAAATTTCGGTCAATGACATTTTGCGTTCCACCACGGCGGGGCAAATCCACTTGCCAAATCCAGGCAGATCAAATTCTGCGCCGTAGTCGCCAAAGTCAAGTTTGTCCTGGCGGTACGGAACGCCGAACGCTTCCCATCTCTTGACGGCTTCTACTGTTCGGTGCTCTCTCGTGTCAACAACGATTTGCATTGTGTCGAGCACCGCCTCAATTTCCGACTGCCGCATTAGAACGGCAGGTCGTCATCGTCTCCGTCGTCGATGACCTCAAAATCGGCGTTGCTTTCAACAGCAGCGGGCTTTTGACTTGCAGGCAGCGGCTTAGCCTTTGGCGTTTTGAATTTGCCGTCTTTGATGTCCTGCACTGACAGAATGGAATGTGCCTCGGTCGTCCAGCCAGTGTTTCCATTGTACGCCCATTCTCTCTCACGGAACAGAACGCCAATGCGCTTGCCTTTGAGTGCCGCTTCATCCCAGTCCCAGTGGTAGCCGTCGTTGCTCTCCTCCAAACAAGCAATCAAGTTGCCGAACCGCTTCAACTGGCTTTCATACCATTGATTTGATTTGTCCGGAACAGTCACGCGGATGTTGCCTTTCCACTTCTTATCCTCAAACGGCGAATTCTTGAACTGCTGACGGAAAAAGTCTTTGTATTCTCCATCGTCGATGTCAAACGAAATGACCAATACCTCTCCCCAATCGTATGTCTTGATTAGCGCGTTTACAATTTTCGCCACATAACCACCAGCGGGCAGCGGCTCGGATGACATCCCTGTTTTTTTTGCTTCAAAATCAAACTTTTCCATTTTTCAAACTCCTTTTATTCTTCAAATTTTAACGGGCAATCATACCCGATATAGCGCTCCGGAAACTGCACCGGACGCTGATTAAGCTGGCAATAGCGCTTGCTGCTTGACAGGTACGGACACTGTACGCAACACACAAAGCTGCGTCCTTGCCAGTCTACTGGAAAGTGTACCACGACTGTTGCGGTTCCGTCAATGAACGATTTAACGCCGTTCAGCGTTTCACTGCTCATCGGCCGCACCGCCAATGTCGTAATACTCACGAATAACGCTGTCAACCGCCTTGAGATCGTTGTCGATCAAGTCTTGGTCAAACATACCAAGCGGACTTTTTACTGTGTCCTGGCCGTTGTTATGCGTTTGGAAGCAATACCGTCCGTCCTGCACCACGGTCTTGAGAACGATTGTAAACCGCCCCTCCAGCGTTACATAATTATCAAGCATTTTCCCAATCGTCTTGAAGTGCTCCCGGCCGTCGTCCATTTGGTCGCTGTGTCCCAAGAAGTAGATGATTTTGTCGTCCGGCAGCTTGGCGGCAAATTCAACCAAGTGATTGAATGAGAGCGCCATATCTGTGAACTTTTGGTAGCCGGTCACCTTGGCGTTGCGCATAAATTCATTAACCATCAAGTAGGTGGCGTCGTCGATCACAATGGACTGCTGCGGCGCTGCTGCAATAGCCTTTTCGATCTTGGCATAATTGTCGCTGTTGTATGTTTTAAGCTTATTTTTGAACGGCAGCGGCTTGCCGCTCACATTTACGATTGCCACATCATCCGTGGCGAAGTTGCGCAAGCTGGTGGATTTTCCTGTGCCGCTTTGGCCGTAAATCATTACGATAATTGCCATTTTTTTATTCTCCTTTCTCTTTGCTGCCCGCTGCCGCGAGCAGAACCATACGAACATAAGCGGACATCGTCAGCCCCAGCAGTTTAGCCGCCTGCCGGATTTGCTCTTTCTCGTCGTCGGTCACTTTGACCAGCAGCAAATTGTCCCGGGTTGTCGTGTTGTTCATCTCTCACCCTCCTTTCTGTCGTGTTCAATGAAGCGCTCGCAGAACCAGTCCTCGTCCGCTTCTATCACCGGCGAAAGGTCAATCTCTCCGGCTTCAACAGCCTTTCGGATTTCTCTATCGCAGATTTCCTCGATTTCGTCCGGGTCTAACATCGAAACAACCAACGCGGATAGCTGGACGCTCTCCTTTTCGCTTCCGACGATCTCCTTTACAGTGTCAAACTGCCAAGCAACCTCGCTCAAGCAGTCGGAGCACACGCCGTGTAGCATATCCTCTTTGTAATGTTCTTTGCCGCATATCGGGCAAACCATCTTGTCGTCGTCCATAGCTTCAGCGCAGCCATCGCATATGCCGCCGCTGATTTCCCAGCCATCGAAAGTCCTCCCGCAAATTGTACACCTGTTCATTTTTTTGTCCTCCTTTTAGTTATGCGATATATTGAAAACCGGCAGCCTCGACCTTTGCCAGGATCGTGGCCTTGCGCATACCTTTGCGAACGCCCTTGACGCCGTTGTCCTTGGCGAAAGTCAGCAACTTTTCATAAGCCTCGCAGCCAGCCTGGAAACGGTCAACCTGTGCTTGCTCATCTGCCTTGTACTCTTCTTCTGTCATCGTGCAAGACTTCGGACACCACATAGCCTTGGTGGTCTCAAATTCGCCATCATAAGTTGTGGCAATCATTTCCAGCTTGTAAGCCTTGGCTGTTTCGTCGATCACCTGCACAGCGGTGTGGATCAAGTGTACGTCGCAAGCCTTGCCCTGCATTTTATTGAAAAACCAATCTTTAACAACAACCTTCATTTTATTTTCTCCTTTCGTCGGGGGTCTTTATCTCTCCCCCCTTACATTTACTATTCTACACTATCACAGCCGAAAAGTCAATACATTTTTTATATTTTTTTTATATTTCTTTTATACGATTGGTATAAAACTTGCGTGGTATGCTCGTGGCAATACAAACTGTAAAATTCTAAAATAGAGATAGAAACGGAGGGAACGGTCAATGTACAACACATTCAACGGCTATATGCAGGGCGTGCAGCCCTATGGAAATCCATACGCAGACAGGCTTGCGGCAATGCAACAGAACCAAGCAATGCAACAGCGTTGTGATGTAGTCACTGTTAACGGAGAGAACGGAGCACAGGCCTACCCGCTGGCGCCGAACAGCAGCGCCTTACTGCTGGACGAAAGCCAGCCGCTTGTGTGGCTCGTCAAGACCGACGGCGCAGGCTACAAGACAGTGTCGGCATTCAACATCACCCCACACGAACAGGCACAGCAGCCTACCAACGCAGACCTTGAGCAGCGTATAGCAAGATTGGAGGAGATCATCAATGCGCAATCCGATACTGGACGCAATGCGAAAACCAAACAGCGGGCAGCAACCGCAGAACCTGCCAGCAAATAACGGCGGAAATTTCTTGCAGCAGTTGGCGGAGTTCCGCAAAGCACTTGGCGGGAAAGACCCGCAGGCGATTGTGCAGAATTTGCTAAACACTGGGCAGATGAGTCAACAGCAGTTTCAGCAGCTGAAAGCCCAAGCGGAGCAAATCCAATCAATGCTTAAATAAGGCGGCGCGCAGCCTTGTTTATAAAAAATCTAACGAAAGGACAAAAAACGAAATGGACAACTATTCACTTTCCGACCTGCGGGCAGCCGTAGGTGACGACAATGGCGCATTTGGCGGCAACGGCGCTTGGTGGGTAATCCTGCTCTTCCTGTTTTGGGGCTTCAACGGCAATGGCTGGAATAGCGTGGCGGAAGTACACCCGCCAGCAAGTAGACGCCGGAACCAAACGCAAGGCCGTCCGTGACGCATTCTCGCGGTGGCACTCTTGGGAAACCGAAACCAAGAAGCTGTACGAACAGGCATACGTCGAATTGCACGAACTTGGCGAGGTTGCTGCGGCTTGCGAAGTCAAGCGACTTGTTGAGTCGGTAGCTTGCGAACTGGAGCGCGTCGAAAGACAACAGATCACGCTGGAGTGCTTAGATTACGATCTTTCTGCGATCTGCGCAGAGCAAGACAGATTGCTTGAAAGATATTCTCCGCATTACGGAATTGTGACGGATTAAAAGAAAAGGGCGGAGCCTTCGCTCTGCCCTTGTTCTCAATATTCCCGCTGCACATTGACCAGCTTGCCATGTTTTGCTTCTGCGTGTTGCAGTTCGACTTTATCGAAACCAGTACACCAACAGCGATACCCATCGGCGAAAGTGTACACGAACACAACCTCTTTGTTCATTTTCTCACCCCCTCTATATGAAAGGAAAAACTATGATTTCATTGGATATACTCAATCAAGATATACTCGACTTGGAGCGCAACCACGACACGACTTGGGCGACAGTTGAGCGCCTTGCGTGGCTATACATCGTCCGTGACCATCTTACCAGCGGCGCCAGCAAGTCCACCAAGCCTGTGAGCACTGACGGCTCCAGCGACTTCTTGGCGGCAGCTGACGGCTTAGACACCTGCCAGGTGCTCGACCTTATGGATGAATTAATGGACACGCTCCAGGTGATTGCTCCAGCGCTCTATCACTCTGCAATGCTTCGGCTGGACGCGTTGGAACCGTCATCGTCCTTTCCGAGTGAGCAAGCAAGTAAATAGGTCTGCTGAAAGTCTGTAATCCGGGCGACTGGCTGCTGCTGGTCGTCTTTTTTGCGCCCATCGTCCTCACAGTCGTCTACGGCCAGCATAACGCCCGCTAAGACTGTTAAACCGCCAAAGACTATAAACGGTATAGGCATCCACCAAAACCGCTCCGAAACCAAGCAGAATCCAACGCAGGCCACTGCACAACCAAGCCACTGCAGCACGGCAGATATTGCATTTCTCATTGTTTCTTCGCCTCTCTTTCCAAGTGTTCCGCAAGTTCAATCAACCGCTTGGCTTCTTTCCGCCTGCCATCCAGCTTTAACCAAATTCTGTCCGGCGTGAAATCAGACGCACCTTTGATATGCAACGCGTTCAAAAATGCCAACTCTGTGCGGCTCTCTCCGTGTCTGCGGCAAATGTAGAAGTGCCGCTCTCCGTCTAACAGGTGTTGCAGCAGCACCGCCATATATCGGCTGTACTCCGGCAGCACTCGCTTGCTTTTGCTGAACAACTTGGGCGAATAGCCGCCCAAGTGCCAGTAGATCGTCTCGTGAATGTCCATCGCATTAGCCCTCCATTTTCTTCAAATCGTCGTATCCCTCAATGCAGCGCTCCGGGTCTCTCGGATCGTAATCCGTCTTGCGCAGTTCAATGCGGCGGTTCTTCATATTGTGACGGTTCGCCCAGCACAGGCACTCAAACGCCGCCAACGCCTCCTGCTCGTTGTCACAGATCCACAGCAGATCCTCGTCTCCGGTCTCTCCGTTCTTTCGGATGTCGATGTCTGCCACGCTGTACCATGTTCCCTCGTATGCGACCTCATAAGACCACTTGGTGAATGTTCCAGCCTTTTCGTCCCGTTCCTCGTAGCGCTCGATAGCTTCAAAAGCGTCCTTCAATGTGTCGAAGCGTTCGATCTCTTTCTTGTCTTTTGCGGTTCTCACGATGTATGCGTTCATAGCTTTCTCCTTTCGCGTTTTTTACTCGCCAGCTTATTGTATGGGCTGGGGCTGATTTGCTCAACCCCAGCAGAAGCATTCAAGCCGTTAGGCCGTAAGCGTAATTAACGAACACAAAGGTGTTGCCGCCGCTCAAAATCTCTCCGGTGAACTCGTCTCGCTCGTAGCTTTCATAGCCTTTTGTGAGTTGCTCAATTTCTTTGATGTCAATAGCCAAGTCTTTGATCGTCAGCCAAATGGCATATCCGTCATACCGAACGCCAACCTTGCGGTTGCTGTATCCGTGTTCTTTCAATGCTTGTCTAATTGCTGCAAGTCTTTCACTATCTGTCATTTTTTGTTCTCCTTTCAATAAAGCACTTTTTTGATTTATGCCTTTTTTAATCTTCTGGCCGCTTCATATTCAGTTAAATATGCTCGATCAAGAACATTGCTTCTTTTAACCGTTACCCTTCTACCAGTATAAATGTCACGACCTTTGACCTTTCCTGTTGCAATGTCAATATCGATCAATTCTAAAATGCTGGATGTTGTTTTTGTGTCGTTGTAAAATCTGTAAATCTTTTCCATTGTGTTGTTCTCCTTTCAGCTTCGGTCGGGGTTCCTTTCCCCCTCCCTGTGATTATATAATACCACATTCGGCGGCAAAAGTCAATACTTTTTTTATACTTTTTCAATACTTTTTCTATATTTTTTTGACTTTTTCAAAATCCCGATGTAAAATAAAAGCGATCAGGCCACCCGCACATCTGCCAGTGATCCACGGCAAGTGTCCCAGCGGTGGCTTTTTTTTGGCATAAAGAAAACACCCAGCCAGTTGACCGGGTGCTTCCTTCTGCTCGTCACATTCTTGAAAGGAGAAAAGAATATGCTCGTCGGGTTGCTGTCCGACTTGTTGATAGTTACCCGCTCACTGGTGGGCGTGGAGTGAATGCCCAGCCAGGGAGATACACGGCGCTTCGGGTGGCCGCCCTACCAACAATATCATTATAGCCGATTGCAGAGGTCTTGTCAACGGCAGGCTTCAAATGTGGCGCAAAATCTTTCTTTCGCACTTGTAGACGATGTTCTGTGCGTGCCGAACAGAAATGTCAAACTCCTCCGCCAGCGGTTCAAAGCAAACGCCATCAAGCCACCTTCGCTTGAATATCCGGCGGTGCTGCTCGTTGAAGATATACTGCTCGATTAGGTGCTCCCACTGCTCTCTTGACAGGTCTGCCACATCGTCCGCCCTCATCTTGACCTCACCCGCCCGCTGCCTTTGCAAGTCGGGCATTTTTTTGTAGCCTGAATTCCCGCCTGTCTTTCGCACTCTTCTGCGCGTGACAGTTCTAACCGTTTGTCGTGCCAACGAGATCACCACCCACAAAATTGTTGTCTCCACCGCCTGCTGTGTCTTGCGTTACGGTTTGATCGGTCGTCACATCCTCAAACTGGCTCTCATAGCACAGCCAAGCAATGTTTGAACCGATTAGCGCAAGAATTAGAAAAACGATAATTAAAGCCAGCCGCCGAATGTTACGCTCCGCCCTGGCAGACACAGCCTCAAATGCTGCATAAGGTACATTGGCAGACACTTGGCAGCCATCGCACTGTTTGTTGTTGTCCATCGCAATTCCTCCCTTATCCGTGTATAATGATCGACACAACCGATGTTACAAGCGTTCCGACGACGCTGGTTGTGATGATCCACAGCAGCTTATCATACGAAGCAAGCCGCTGGAGCAGCAATTCAATGCGCTTGTCATCATTCGCGAATTTATTGCTGACCGCCCGGCGGCGCTCGTCACAGGTCGCTTGGCGGACATATCTGCCGTCGAATTCATCCCGCATTGCGTCAATATCGTCTCTGTTCATTCCCACCGATCTCCTCCCCTTTCTTATTTAACGAATAAGGTGTTGTCGGACTTTTCCCATATACAAATCCAACCGCTTGGAATTTTCGCCCACAGATTGCCAGATTTCGCCTTTTTGACTTCAAGCAAGGAAACTATCGTCCCTTTTCTTAAAAACGCAAATGCGGACTTCTTGGCGGTCGTAGCGTGCTTCCGTCCGTCCTCCGACAAGTCGCTGACCTTTTTGCGCCCGGTATCTGCGCCGCAGCCTTTGTACACGCCACGCACAGCTGTCAAGATATGCTGGCCAAGGTGAACCACCGGAGCGACAGGCTTCGGCTTTTTGTGATTGACATCGTTCACGCTGCAAAGCGGTTTAACGCCTTTTGGGGCGGTGAACAGCCAAATGCTGCCGATGTCTGTCGCCAGCGCTGACGGCTGCACATAGACCTCTCGTTCGTTCTTGACTTTGGTGTAAGCTTTTCGGCGTGATGTCAAAGTGAATTTGCCGTCATACCAGTACGGATCGAGAATGATCAAGTTGCCGGACTTGTCAATGCCGCCAACATAGACATAATGCCCGCTGTTGCTGAATAGCCGTTTACCTCTGCCGGTGACACAGATAATGGCACGCCCGCCGCTTCTCAAGTGCTTTTTCAGCGTTTCGGTGCTCTTTGTCTGCTTGGTGGTAATGCCGTAGAATTTCTTGAAGTACTCGGCAATTTTGGCCATATTCGTGCCCTCTGCCGCTCTTGCGCCCATCTTGACACACTCAGCCGCCCATTTCTTTGTGTTCATCGTAGCCGGTACTACACCGAAATTGCGTAAAACCATAAGACTGGCGCACACCCCGCAGCCGCTGGTGTAAATACAGCCGGAGGTACCGTACTTATACGGATGGCTCTTGCTGGCGTACCGAATGCCCTTGCAGGCCTCGGTGGTCTGCCGGCAATAATAAAGAAGTGTGCCCATCACTGTTCCCCCTCGTCTTCGGTGCCGCCCTCGGCCTTTTCAATCTTTAAGACCTCGTCTGCTTTGACAGCAGCAGCCGTAAAACTGTTGTTCTTCCACCAAGCCCACACAGCGGCAACGGTAGCCACCACGGCAGACACTCCGGTGTAGACCTCATCATCGCTGAACGGAAGCGGGTTCTTGCCGCAGGCATTCAGCACGGTGTTCAGCAGCGCCACGAACAGCACTACCGTTCTTACGATTGTTTCTTTGCTTACTTTCATTTTTTTGACCGCCTTTCTTAATTTTCACTGCTTTCTTGCAGCTTGTTGATTTCTGCCCGGTATTCTGCCCGCCGCCGGCGGATCGGTGCGTACTCCTCCTCGGACAGCGCGCCATCGGTATATTTCAAGCACAGATAATCTGTTTCCGCCAGCTCAGACTTCAAAAATGCAATTCGGCTCTCAGTCTCTACATTCATTTTGCCACCCCCAAAATCTCGATTTGCGTTCCGGCGCCAATGGTCTTTCCATTTGTCGGGAAAGACAACGCTTTGATCGCGCCGTGACCCTCGGCGTCCTTAAAGATGTTGAATGTGATACCGCTGGCGGCCCAAATTGTTCCGCCGACCATGAGGTTTGCCGCGTTGAAATTACTGGCGATGTTGCTTTTGTTTACTTGTACCCGCAGCATGTCCTCGGTGATGTCCATCTCTGCAACAGCAAAGGCACCCTTGGTCGTGGCCGTTTCAAACCGAAAAGCGTTAGGCAATAAGCACTTGCTTGTGTATGAGTTGATGTACACGGTTTGATCGCCAGCTGCAGCGTTGGCAGCGCTCCCGGCAACTGCCATACGCAACCTGATCTTTCGGCAGGGCTTTGTGAGATTCCACTGCTGGTTCGCTGTTGTATCAGCGTCAAAAGTTTTGGTGAACATAACCTCCCAAGTCTCGGAGGCAGGTGCAGACCCGCCACCGCAAAACCACGGCAGATCGTTCCACGCCGTCACGCCATCTCCGACCTTTTCCTTCCCTTCGGTGCTGTCAATGCCTCGTTCGCCTTTGTAAAGCACCGGGTTGGCAGCTGCCCAGTTCTCGCTTTTGTCGATCCTGGTGGTGAACACGCTGTCCTTTAGGTATACATTCATTTTGTGTCCTCCCATTCTGCGACTTCAACGAACAATAGCGTGCTGTCTTTATATGAGACGATTGTCGTGTCCGGCTTTCCGACATAAACAGCTTGCACGGTCTGTCCTTCAGTTACCGGTATGATAATTGGCGATGTCGAAAGTGTTTCATACGCTCCGCTGCGCATTCTTAGTGATCGGTAGAAACGCGACAAAGTGCCGTTCGCATTTTTCAAAATAATTTCAATTTCGCTTGTAGTTAAGGCTGTCGAATTCCACATGTACATTTGCGCCGACACCCGAACCTTTTTAACGCCTGCGCCAATAACAACGCCATTGTTGCCGAGGCTAAGACCCGATCCGTCACTGCGTGTAGTCCCAGTGAACGGCAGAATAACCGGATTTTCGTATGTGCCTTCTTTCGTGATCTTCGTGTCACTTGACAAACACGCTTGCAAGTAAGACACACCTTTGTGCGCTTCCAGCTTAGCGACCCTTGCCGATTGGTCGTTTATCGCTTCAGTGATCGCAGCGTTTGCGACAGGATTTTGGCTGCCCTCCGACAGAGCGCTGTCAAGAGTAAAAGCAACGCTGTCCTTGATTGCTCCTCCAGCGTCAAACACGAAAGTGATATCCTCGCCTGTAAGCATATTTGCCAACGCTTCCAGTTGCTGGGCTTTCACATTTAGTTTTATAGGTGATAATGCCATCTTCGGAATTCCTCCTTATATTTTTATTTTAACCGATAACGCTCGCAAAGTCAACCGCAACAGAATTTCCGCGAGCCGCCAATGTTCTGCCGTCAACGATTGGCGTTCCGTCCGTGCATTGCAGACAGCCCCAAAAACCGACATCCGTGGTCAGCATTTGGAAAAGGTCTTCCAAGATTTGCAGCCAGCGCCAAACGCCAGCCTTGTCAATCCCCCAAGGGTCAATGCGATAACTGCTCGCAATGTAGTATATGCTTTCAATCTTAGAAGAATTGAGCACCTGCATATCCGTTTCAACTCCGTCAAGGACAGCCTTTACATCCGCCAGCTGCGTCCCGCCGTATGGCTGCACAACTCCATCAACCGTGCTTTGTGGCGGCTTCGTGATCGCTCCAACCTTGTATTTGTCTTTATTTTGCAGATCAAATAACGCTTTGATGATCTGCGCGTTTCGCCAAATGTCGTTGAGCACATTCTCCGTCAAGAAATCGACAGGCTCATAATAATTTTGATAACCCTCGAGTGACCCAGCTGCGACAACGGTCACCTCGCAAACATCCGTGTACTCCTTTTCGTCGGCAGTCACTGTAACACCGATCTGAGCAACACCAGCAGCAACGGCTGTCACCACAGAGCCGTCAACAGTTGCAACGCTTGGCACAAACGAGCGCAACTCGACATCGTAGCCATCACAGCCGACCGGGAGCACGGTATAGTCTGCTTGCCAAGTGTCCCCAACACGCAGCGTCGTTTGCTTTATATTGAAGCGAACGCCCTCTACTGGAACCTTGACATTGACACGCACCCGGAATTCCGGCACTCCATAAATAGGCAGCGTGCTATTTACAGACAACCGCAAGTCTGCCGTTCCTTTTGCCTTGCCGTGAACCACCACGGCGCCGTCCACATATTCAGCGCTGCAAACGCTGCTGTTTGTGTTCTTGACCGTCAACGACTTGTCGGTTGCGTTTTCCGGATACAGAAAATAGTCCACGCCCTCGACCAGCTTGGCGGTCTCTCCCAGCTTGACTGATATATAATCTTTTGTCAATTCAAAATCGTTCACATAGACTTTTGAAGTCTTGAAAGTGACCTGCGGTGATAGCGCCTGCATTCCATTTTCCGCCTTGGTGATACGCACCACCAGCGAATAAAGTGTATCAATTTGCAAACCGCGAATATAGAAAAAGATGTTTGTCAATCCTGAGTAATCCGTGGAAACAAAGTCTCCGCCATTCAATGAATATTCAACCAACGATATATTTGTACCAGTTTGAAACGAAACCCTCGCATAATCAAATCCGGCTAAGATTTGCACATTACTGAGAAAAACTGGCTTTGCGACATCCGCTTTGTCCATCGCAGCAACGCCTTCAACTCTCCCACCACCGGTTAGCGTCGTGCCGAGAACCCAGCCAACTGCTCCATTGATCTCTGCCGCTTTGTAGCCGTCCGGGTCGTGCTCCACCAGCTGGTTGTACACGCCGAGCACTAAAACAGGTCGCCCGCTGCTCGTATCAACACTTGTGTCGGTCGCTTCGTGCTTCTTGCCGTCAATCGCCAAAATCGGTGCGCTATTCCATTGCCCAGCTGCACCGGTTCCGCTGCCTATGTATTGGATATACATTTCTGCCGTGACCAGTGAACTGTTGCTCATGTTGTCGACGACAGACCGCCAGTCAACCCACAGCTCGTAATCCGGCGCGTCGAACATTTCGCCGATAATTCTACCCGCCGCCATTATATCGCCTCCACTTCATATACGCCTGTCAGCGTGTCCGTAACCTTGGTGACCACCATTACATCGCCCAAAACATTGTACGCTTTTCCGATTTTCGGTCGGTCAAGAGTGCTGAATGTGATTTTTGTGCGCCGATTGTTCTGCTCCAGCAGTTCGTCGCAGATTGCCTGCGGGTCATCTGTGCAAATGTAGGTTTCGTAGCTTACCTCGCTCGCCTCGTCGTTGTCTACCAACTCTGCACTTTTTGAAATGTACTCGACCGTTGTATCTTCGTATTTGTTCCCGATAATGACGATCTTATTGCTCGACTTATTTACGACGACGCAATAATTTGCTTCTTTCTTTTCAAAAGTTACATTCTTACTCGGCGTTTCCGCAACCAGGTCGTCGCCGTCCACATTGTGCCCAGTGACTTCATACGCTTTTAAGTTGGCGTGCGGGCTGCTGAATGTGATTTTGACCTTTTTGTTCTTGGCGATGTACCAGTGGTACAACTCCTCGGTGTCTTTGACTTGCGACAGCTTGTGCAGCTTCAGCGTGACGGATTTAACCAAGTCGGTCTTGTCATATTTGGGAGTTCCTACAATGTTTGCCGCCGTGTACTCTATCGCCGTCTCCTCCGGCTCTTTCGGAACAGGCTCTGCCAACAAACAGCGGTTGTTATCAATTCCGTCTTGACTGCTGAACCGCAAGCCGGAACCTATCGCGATGTATTGCAGCGCCTCTCTAATGGAGCAGATCGGCAAATATCCGTCGATAGTCGGAGCATTTGCAACATCCATTCCAACCATATTGTAGCCAAGCGGTTTAAGTAGCCGTTCAATCACAAGGCTTGCTCCTCCGCCTGTAAATCCGCCGAGCGTCTGCGCTTCAAAAATCGACACGACATTGTACGCCTGTATCGTCGTCGTGTTGTCCCCATTTTCCGCCCCTTGATTTGCATAGAAGCGCTCAATCGGCCTATCTCCCACGCAGAAATCAATCGTCTGCTTGTTCTGCACGAGATAGTCACCACGCTGCGGGTCAAGCACCGTCAGGTCAAGCGTGTCGTATTCCAACGACTTTGCCGTCAGCGAATACGACTTTGAAACTGACGCGGATATAATGCTTTCGTCGCCAAACTCTCGAGCGGTGCCGAACTGAATTCCCCAAATGCCAATGAACGACAGCGGCTCAACCTGCTCAACAGTCAATGTAATGCTGTTTGCATTATCTATCACGAGTGGGAAAAACTCCTCTTTTTCGCTGCCAGCAAACTGCCCCGAAGCCACCGGCGCGTTGTCTCGGAACGCCTCTATTTTCAGCGATTTAATCACATTCCGTGATTTTATGGTAAGCCCTGACATCGAGTAATAGCCTGCAAGGGTTATTTCAAGTTCAAACGGAAAGTTTGACTCACCATCGACGAAAAGTCCATTACTGTCGCTCCTGTAAGCTGTTATGACGCCTTGCGCAATTCCTGTTTGACCATACAGCGCTACCTTTTCATTTAAGTTGAACCCTTTCGGCTCAAACGACCTAAAATCTTGATTGCCTGTTCCGCTGAAAACTTTGGAAACGCTGCCGCTGGAAGTGTCAAACCCCTTTTGCAAAGCGATTCTTACAATGTCAAATGTAGCACCGTTGGCGGCGCTTGCAGAGAAGTCTAAATATTTGAAAAAACCATATTTGTTCTTACTCATCGCAAGTCACCCTCTCGAATGTAACAGACAGAGCTGTGCTGTAATAGCTGCCGTCGTACAGGACACCCTTAATGTTGTCACCGGTCACTGTGACGGAATACTCCCCGGTGTTTGTCCCTTTGTTGCTGTCCGGTACCTCCAGCAAGACGCTGTCGGCGGTCATCAGCAGCGTTTTAAGCGCGTCATAATCCACAAAGTCGTTATTGAAAAAGGTCACATCGTAGTTGGTGCGTTTACCCTTAATATCCCGGTGGCGGCGGCCGTCCATTGTGACGACGTCGTAATAATACTCGTAAGTCACCGACGGTTTGATAGTACCAACATTCTCGTAAGCGACACCGTTTATTTTAATCGCGATCATATCAGCCGACCTCCTTTGCTACGATTTTAAGAACAGGCAGCAGAGCACGAGCAAGTGCGTTCAAGCTGGCGTTCGGGTCAATGCCAAGCGTCACATTGACATTGCCAGCACCACCAACGCCACCAGCGCCGGAGCCTTTAATATTATAGCCCGCGCTGATTGTTTGCTCGCCAAAGTCAAAAGACTTCTGTATTTGCGACAGCACAAGCCACTCGTTCTCTTTAATGCCTTTAGCGAACAGTTTCATCATATCCGGAGCGTATGTGTGGAAATTCGACAACGGGCCTTTTTTCGGCTCGGAGAAGCCCAAAATGTCCCGGACTTTCTGCGCTGTGTTGCTTACTGTGCTTACAAGATTTCCCCACATTTCTTGAATGCCTGACACAAAATTGTCAATCATATCTCTACCCCAATCGCGGGCACCATCAACGGCTGCGCTAAATCCGTGGCCAACCTCGCTTATAATGTCCTTGCCTATACGGAACAGAGAAGATATAGACCCGGCGACGCCTCTTACGACTGACGTTATAATTTGCGGTGCTGCCTTTACAATCTTCGGAAGTGCTGCGACCAATCCTTGAGCAACGCTTACGATAATCGTTATGCCCATTTGCAGGATTTTTGGCAACATTGCATTCAGCGCAGTGATTAAGTTTCCGATGATGACCGGAGCCTGCTGCAAGAGAATCGGCAGTGCATTGATCAATCCGGTCACCAACGCTGTGATCAGCGTAACGGCAGCGTTCAGCAAATTGTTCAACGTTTCGGGGTCTGTCAGCGTTGTTACAATCTGCAAAACGACATTAACGATCGTCGGCACGAGTTCCGGAAGCGCTTGGGCAATTCCGAGTGCCAACTGCGTGATGATGTTTAGCCCCATTTGTAGAATGGTCGGCAGCATTTCGATAAGTCCGGTTGCGAGAGTTGTAACAACACTGACCACTGCCGGAAGAAGCGCAGGCAAAGATTGATTTATACCGTCAACCAATGACTGAATAATGCCGAGAGCGGCTTCGCCCAATGACGGCAACACTGCCGTTATCAATTCTGGAATTTTTTCGGAAATCACAGGCGCCAGCTTCTCAATCAGCGATCCAACACCTTCAAGTGCTTGCTGCACCCTTGGCAGAATGTTGTTTGCCGCGGTCGCAACGCTGTCAACAAACTCGTTCACAAGCTTTTGGAAATCTTGATTGTCATCCGCCATTCCGGTCAGCAAGTTTTGCCACGCTGCCTTTGCCGAATTGACAGAACCCTCAATAGTTGTGGCCGCCTCGCGCTGCGTTGTGCCAGTGATGTCCATTTCCGTTTGGATAACATGTATTGCGTCGACGACATCGGCATAACTTGACAAATCATATTTTACACCGGATATTTTTTCCGCGTCTTGCAGAAGCCGAGCCATTTCCTCCTTTGTGCCGCCGTATCCCAACTTTAAGTTGTCGAGCATGGTATAGTTCTGCTTTGCAAAACCTTTATAGGCGTTCTCTACATCCACCATGTTCGAGCCCATTTTGTTGGCATTGTCCGACATATCGGTGATTGCCATGTTTGCTTTTTCGGCTGCTTTGTCGGTATCTCCTCCAACGGATTGCAGAAGTGACGCTGAGAAGCTTGTCACCGTCTCCATATACTGGTTAGCCGACAGGCCCGCCGTCTTATATGCGTTTGCAGCGTACGCCTGCACCTTTTGCGACGACTTCTTGAACAGCGTGTCTACACCGCCGACTAACTGTTCATAATTCGCATACGCTTCAGTCGACTGCTTCACGAGCGCTCCGGCAGCAGTCGCCGCGGCAGTAACGGCGGCACCCGCAACCTTGGCTGCCTTTCCAAGTCCGCTCTTGATCTTGTCACCGACAGCGCCGACCTTGTCGCTTGCTTGGTCGTCAACGCCGATCTTAACAAACAGTTCAAATAGATTCATTAGTCGTTGTTCCTTTCTTCGGCCGTGTCTTTCAACTTGCCGAGAATTTGTTGTTTTACCTGCTCAGGTGTGCGTGTCTCCGGCGGCGGCGGGTTGATGATGTCCAAATACGATTTAGTCAAATAAGAACCGCCAGCCGACTTGGCCGTGTTTTCTGTCAAGATTTTTGCGCAGTTCGTCAAATAAATACGAAAGGCCAGTTCTTCGGACTGCCGCTCGATAAGTAACGGCAGAGCGAGAACCAGCCCTTGTACTGTCAGTCTTGGAGCGTCGATCAACGCCCTTGTTACGCTTTTTCCGGAGACACGCACGATCTGAAAAAATCGATCAGGTCTTTGTCTTGTGCCATCTCTTTAATGGCGGTCATTGTCTTGATAATTTTCTGCTGCCGCACCTGCTCGAGTGTCAGCCCATTTACAGCTGCGACAATGCCGAACACATCGTCTTTGTGTTTTTTCAATATAAGCGGGATAAGTTCGGCGACTTTCTCACTCGCAATAGCGATCATCTCCGCTTTGGTGCGGTCGCCGTCCGTTCCCTCCAACTGCATACGCAGAGAAGCAAGCAACTCTTTGTCGCTCAAAATATTAAGCGCATAAATGCTGACTTCGCAAAGGACATCCGCTGCCCGCTCTGTTGTTAGTTCGGAAATTTTCATGTTTGTTTACCTCCTAAACAAAAAATCCTTATTTATTGGCCGCAGCGACCTTGCTCTGTGCGGCTTTGCTTGCGCCGGTTGAATAGAACACCATCGGCACGGTCTTTTGATCGGTGATAGACACATGGCCGGTCAACTCCACAGAGATCTGCCCCTTGCCGTTCTTGGTCGTCTGCAAGGAAAAGCCGCCAGTGGACAATGCATTCTTAAGCTGAATAGCAACCAAGCCGCCGTCTGCCTTGTCGCCAACCCACCAAAGGTCAGAAAAGTCGGATTGTGCAATGTCTGCCCGGGGTGTGATCTTCGTTGTGTCAACCTTGTCAACATCAGCAGAACCAAGCGCAAGTCGGATTGCTTCCGGGCTTGTGCCCAAGGCGGTGAACGCCATCTTGCACTCCCAGCTGTCCAGGTGCTTCAACTCTTTCATACCGTTCGGGCAGTTGTCCACATCCTCGCCGAAGTCGGAATAAGACGGAACACAGGTAGCGTTAATTCCGCCGGTGGTGGCGCAAATAATATCCTCATCCGCCGGTTCAGTCGTTGTGCCGGGTGTAAACTTCTTCAGCAAAACGCCCGCATCAAGCTGCAGGTCATCAAAAGTGCTTTCGGGAATAACTGCAAATTTACCCATTTCATAAATCCTTTCTTAATTTTTTGTTAGATATTCGGCGGTGACATTGATTATCTTCCGCCGTATCTGGTCGTCGTCCGGGTCGGACATGTTCTGCGCAAACGGCGTGCCGCGCTTTAGCCATACATAGCCATCAGCAGCGGGAATGACTAATCCGTCAAAGCCCAGCGCCTCACTCATCTTGTCGGCCATCGCATTGCACGGCTTCCAAGTCGTTCCACTGTACCACAGCGAAACGGAAATGCTGGTATCGCCGCTTCCATCAGCGTGGAAGCTGTCCGTCACAAGCGCATAAGTTAGATACGGCAGTGCTGCGCCCTGCGGCACCGTCGTTTCCTCATACGCTGGCAGAAAGCGCTCAAAAAACGCCTGCATTGCTGCCGCTTTGGTCTGCGCCATTTGCTTTGCCCTCCCCTTTGGACTTTACTACAAAACTACAAAAACTACAACAAAACAAGGTTCTGTATTTAATATATTTCAATATATATGCCCCTTTTTATATCACTCTCTAAAACTTTGTAGAGTTTGTAGTGAGTATATAAAAAGTACCTTGTTTTTGGCTCAACGGCGCCATTTTTGGCGGACTACAAAACTCCACTACAACGCCATCTACAATGCTACATTCTCACCAACTGACGGCTTGTCTTAACCGCCAACGCTGGGCGTGAACTCCTCCGCAGTCACCTGGAACACTTGGAAGCTGGCGGATTTTGGCGTCATTTTGTCGTCGCCGTCGGAAGTCACACGGAACACTTTGCCGTCCGACAGCCGCTTGAACACATCGTAATATTCAATCCGTGTGCCAATCGGTACAGTGACGGTATACAGACTTGTGACGCCTGCCTTTTCCGCCGTGCGTGCTTCCATCGAACTATCGAAAGTGATTGCCGCCTTGAACGGTGCGCCATCCACCCAGCTGGTGGTATATCCGCCCTCGCCGTCCGGCTTGTCAATCTTACGTACAAAGACGCACTCTGTCATTGCTTGTGCCAAAAGGCTCATTGTAGTTTCCTCCATTCGTTTAGGCGTGAACGAAAGACGGCAGGCCAGTCAAGCGCAGCGCCGTTTGTGTCCGTTCCTCGGCTATATGAGTAGCCGCCAAAACTTTCGCTCACAAACGCGCCGGGCTTGCCCGCCTCACTCTCACAAAACGCCTTGATTTCCCTTGATAAGTCCACCAGTTTAGGAGGTATCGCCAGTGCCCATATCGCCCCGCTGAAAGCCTCATCGGTCAAATCCGAGTCCGCCTCTGCATACCTATGAACGCCATCGTTAAAGACGCTCCCCACGATGCGGAAGTATTGCCCTTCCAGCAAAAAGTCCAGCGGCGTGATCTTGCCGCCTTCAATTGTAAACTCCCCCTTGTGAATGCCGTTCGGCACTAAGAAGTAGTTGTGCAACTTTGCACAAATCTCTGTCAGCATAGTCACGCCGCCTTCCTTGTCTTAGGTCTTAATTCGGTTTTGTCGCGCTTAGAATGTGCACTTCAAGCCTGCCAGGCGCTTAGCGTCAACAACCTTTGCGCCATATACATGCAGACCCTTAACAGCGTCAGCAAAGCGCTTCTCGGGTCGATAGGCCTCGGTGCTAACAATCTGCTCGGCATAGGTGCACGCACCCTCGTCACCAGCGGTGACTGTAAAGGTCGTGGTGCCGGTTGCAGTTTTGCTAAAACAGTTGTTTGACATATAAATGTCAAAGCCAGCAGCGCGAGCGACAACGCCGTTCTGCAGCACATCCTCTGCCATAGAACCGCCGGTCTTAACGAAGCGGTCGTCCTGCAAGATGAGAGCAATCATCTCGGGCGGTGCAACCAGCCAACGGCCTACGGTCGGCACATTCGCCTTGTCAAGCAGCAGCTTCATTTTGACCACGTTCTCGTAAACATTCGCAGAGGTCAGCGCCACAGCGTCGGCAGCGACAAGGTTGCCATTTCCGGCGGTGATAGAATCAGCCAGCTGCTTAGCCAGGTAAGCGTCAGCGGCGTCGTTCAATCCGTAAGCTGCACGCTGCATTGCCTTATCCATCACATCACCGGCAGCCTGGGCGGCGTCCACATCGTCGACCTGGAAGTTGAAGTATTTGGCCTGGTCGATTGTTAGCGTTTGCTCGGTGGTGGCCAGTGCTTCCGGACCAGTGGTGAAGTCTGTGTTCTTGGTGTAGTTGCCGATGGTCACAGCGCCGATAGTGTTGATTTTAACGGTATCGCCCTGCTGCTTGATGTCGCCTTCGTAGTCACGATTGACCACGTTAGCGAACACGTGCGCCTTGTCAAGCGCGTTCAGCAGACGTGCGTCCCAAATTTGCGGGATAAAAGAAGAAATAGCCATCTTTTTTGCTCCTTTTTAAGTTTAGTTTGTCGATTTCAACGACTGTTTGATATTCTCCCAGTTGGCATTGATCTCGGCAGCGGACATTTTCTTCATATCATCGGCGGAAAAAACGGTCTTGTTCTGCGTATTCCCGGGCGGCGTTGAAGTGTTCGCGCCTCTCTGCCCCTCGGACACGATGAAGTCAGCCCATTCAGTTTTGACGGCTTCCGTCAGCTTGTCAGCACCCTTGATTTGGCCTTTTGCGTCAAGTTCGATACTGTCAATGTCCGACACTTTCAACACGCTGTCAATTCGTTTTTCGGAAACGCCTGCGGCCTGTAACATTTTACGGTAAGCCGTCGCCTTCGCCGTGTGTGCTTCCTTAACGCTTGCGGCCTGTTTGAATTCGTCAAACTCTTGCTTTAGATCGTCGTATTGCTTTTTGTAGCCATCGTTATCACCGGCTGATTCAAGCTGTTTTTTTGTTTCGTCCAATTCCTTTTGGACACTCGCCAATTCCTGCGCCTTGCCTTTCAAGGTGTCTCGCTCCTCTTTCAGTGCGTCCACCGTGTCGGCGTGGGCTTCGATGATTTGGTCGATTTGTTCCTCGCCAATGCCCATTGCTTTGAGCATTTTTCTTGTTAATGCGATAAGTCATTCCTCCGTTCTTTTTCGTAGCAATGACCGCCAATGCCAAAAGAACCTTGTCTCCTTTTCCTCGGCGGCTTTTCTTTGCCGTTAGATTTTTGTTCTTGCCTTAATTATACAGCAAGCAGAATTTTTTGTCAACGATTATACAAAAAGTTAATGATTAAGCGTTTCGCAGGCTGTCCTCAAGCAGTTGTTTGTAACGGTCTGCGTGTTCGGCAGCCGCCCGCTTCAAGACATGGTGAGCAACTCTGTTTGTCCCGCCAAGTTCGATGGACGGGAAGTATTCGACATTTGAGCCAATGGCGACGAAAAGGTCTCCTTTTTTGCCGTCCATAGTGCCCTCATAGCTACCAGTGCGCAACTCTTTTTCATATTTGCCCTTTTTGTCGGCCTTGTACTCCTTTGTGTTCGGTTCTTGCCCTGCCAACGCATAAGTAATGCTGTTTCTCGCCAAACCGGTCACGACAGGCATATCTCCATCCGTCTTTGCGTAAGTTTCGGCAGCCATTCCGATAGCTTCCAGTCCTCGCTCGATTGCATTTTGAAGTGCCCGCTCAAACTCTTTCGTATTGTCCTTTGTCGTTATTTTCATACTCACTTTTTGCCCACCTCACTAAGTGGCTTAAAGCCTAAAATTTTGTAGCCAAGCGTGCAGCGGCAGTTGTAAGTATTCGACGGCGCAGCGGCAGGGTCACCAGGGTACATTATCGAACCAATCGAATTAATGAACGGCTTGTCTTTTGCAACCGTCTTTCTGTCAAGTTCTGCGTGCCAGTCTCTCGTTTTGCCGTCGTGTGTTGAAATCCACATTTTATCAACCACCACGCCCTTGGCTTCCATCTCTCCGAGCATATCAACACGTCCTTTGTTTTCAGCACCGGTGACAGCCGTCCGTGCAGTTCTAACAGCGGAGTGCATATTCATTTGCTGCACTTTGGCAATGCGGTTTGCAATCTTCGGAATGCTCTCGCCTTGCAAAATTCCTTGCAGAACCTCGGAGTTGATCTTTTTCATATTCCACCGGACATCCTTGGCTTTGTTCAGCTTCCGCGGCGGCAGCAGTGAGCGGTCCCCTCGCAAGATCAAGTTCTCGACAGTGTGAGCGTCCACCAGCGAAAAAGAAAAGCCACGCAGTTCTTGCTCGGCGGCTTTCCCTATCGCATTGTAATTCAAAGCGTAGACTTCCGGCAGCCTGCCGTTTGTGTATTCAAGCGCGATTTCATTAACGTGGCTCAAATTCTCGGCGGTCTGTTCCGCAATGCTTTTGAACCGGTCATTCTGTACAGTCGCTTCACGCTTTGCAAATGCCAACTCACGACCAGCCCGCTTGATTTCCGCCTTGTCGCCGGTTTTCTTGGCGGCTTCATACTGCTCTTGCAAGCTGGCCAGCCTTGGCTCGGTTTCCGCCATATAAGCGTCCCAGGCCTGCCGAACCTCGTCCTTTGTCTGCCGGTATATCCGCCGAATGCGGCGCTCCAGCGAAAGCAATAACTTGTCTGTTTCTCTGTGTGCCTTATCTGCCAACGCTGGCGCCTCCTTTTTAGTTCTTTGACTCTTCCAGGTCAGCAGCTATGGAACCATCGTATGGAATGCTGACCAACTTGCCTTTGTACCACTGACAGAATACAACACAGCCGTCTTGAATTTCAGTGCCCATTATTTTCCGCCTTTCTTTTTCATTTTCTCGGTGATCTTTTCAAGCAGCGCCTGCAACTCCTCATCCGTCAAAGCGTCCAAGTCATCGGCCTGTAATCCGTCGGTCTGGCCGCTTGTCTGCTGGTCATCGTCCGGCTTTTTCTGCTGATCCTGTCCTTTTGGCTCCGGCTGATTCTGCCCGGGTTCTCCGCCAAAAGCGGGTGTGCCGTCAATATCAATCCGGTCGCCCTCTTCGTCCCTCTTTCGCTTGATGATCTCATCCGCCTGGTCGCCGATACCCAGCAAGAAGCAGACTTGCTCGGTGATGGTTTCGTCGTCCAAATACTCGGCAGCGGAAAGAACCATCTGCATTTCCTCGGATTGATTTACAATCTTAGACCGCTTAAAGCTGACACTGTCTGTAATTTCCGCCAGCTGCAAGATTTTTTCAACAAAATTTGTCACGCAATACTCAAACATATCCGTCTTGCTGTCAAGCGGCTGATATGCCGCCCGGATTTCCGTGGCAGTCTTCGAGTTAGCCGAAAGGTTGAGAACATTCAAACACATAAAGTCCTCATAAAGCCGCGCCTTGATTGTATCAATCGCAGCGTCGGACGCACTGATCGGGGCTTCCACCGTGTGGGCTTCAACTTGTGCGCCATCATCGTCGATGTGCGCGACATGCATTGTGCGCAGCCGCTCCAAGAACCGCTGGTCATCCTCGTCGTCCATTCCGCCAGCGTTGGTGATTGCCCAGTAGATCATGTTGCCCTCGTCAACATTATTCACGAGGTTGCTGTTGATAAGGTCAAATGCGTCAAGCGTACCCTGGCGACCAACCAACTCCGACTGCTTCTTGTCGTTGCCATAAAGCGGAATAATCGGAAATTCCGGGTAATTCTCAAAGTCGTAAATCTCTGTGCCGTCAGCGATAGAGTGCCGCACCTTCATCTTGTAAGCGGTCTTTGGCTGGATAATCGAGATTTTTTCGTTCGTGCCGGTCGGACTTAGGTACTCCGTGTAGCCGTCCACTTCATAAAGCGTTGCCCGCAGCGGCTTGTCGTCTGCAAGCTGCCAAAAGCGAATGCCAGCCCGCAGCGCTCCGCTCTCCTCATCGAACAGTGGGACAAACTCCGTCACATCGAACACATCAAGGTGGTCAAGGTTCCAAAAGCCGAAAGCCACTCCGCCAATCAAAGCAGATTTTCCGATCTTCTGTAACTGGTAATCGAAGTCATAAGAACCGCCGTGCAGTTCACTCTGTCCGCCGCCCAGCTTTTCCTTTGTCTTTTTATCGCCAAAAATAGCACCGTTGCCGAGCAGGTACTGGTTCTCCTGCGTGATTGCGAAGTTGAAAAAATTGCTTGTGATTTTGTGATTTGGTGACCATCTATCAACATGAGCGTCTCCCCGCAAGTCGTAAATCAGCTTTTCGTAGTGCATTATCGTCGGGTTTAAGCCGCGATAATACTCCCACGCCCGGCAAGCCGTTCTGTAAAGCTGCCCAGACTTGTGCTGGCGGATAGCGGAAAGGACAAACGCCTGTCGTTTGCCCTCAAATGCCCCGCACGCTTCAAGGTCTTGGAAAGTCAAATAAGTAGAAATTGTAACCACCCTTTCGTCGTGTTTTTTATTTTGCCACGCTTAAAATAAGCTGGCTTTCTTTTTTGCCGATTTTCTTACGCAAAATCGTGTTTACAAAATAGCGAATATCATCCATGCAGTTATGAACGATCAATCCGCCATTAACGGAAAAGTTGTGCGTTCCGATAACTTCCATGTTATACACATCTTCATTTTGCACACTCTCGATTTTTAGCACATTTACAAGATTGGCAGAATCTCGTTTTTTGGTACTTGTTCGCGACATATTCTCTTCCACACCTTTCGCAGATTTTTGTCACATTATCAAAGCCCATCTTCCTACGATATGCAGATTTGCATTTGTTTGAGCAAAAGCGGTTTTTGTTCTCACCATACGTTGCCTTTGTCTCAAATTCTTTTCCGCAGAAGGTACAACGATAAGACTTCAAAGGCATATTTTTGAAAGTTTCGATTGCGTGTTGCGAGTGCCATTTTTTGCCCTCTTCGCTGCCATGCCATTTAGACGCTTTTGGTCTCGCGTTTTTTTCAAGGTTTTCCCTCGCCCACTCTCGTCTTTCCTCGCTCCACGAACTGCCATGCAATTTAGAGTGTTCTTTCGCTGTCATCAGCACAAGGTTTTCGATTTCGTTGTTGTTCTTATCAAAATCCTTGTGATGAACATTATACCCCTTTGGGACTTCTGAGCCGTTGTAATACTCCCACACATAAACGTGAAGTCGCTTGTGTGTTTTGGCATTCAAGAAGTATCCGGTTTTCTTATCTCTGCGGAACGACAATCCGTCAAAGCAAGCGAGATCTCCGTCGTCAACATATTGAACCATAATTACATCCTCCGTGAATATTGATCTACAAATATTGTAGCGCATTTAGTCCATAATGTCAACAATTTTACTTGATTGCGTTAGATATTTTGCTTTTACCCATCCTTTGTCGGTCAAAACTTTGTGATCTTCGGTGCATTTGATAACCTTACCGCTTTCAAGCGTTATTTTCAAAATCGGTTGATTTTCTTTTGTTCTTCTCACGCCAAAAAACGGTCTTATACATTTCTTTTTCCGCTTCTCGTTGTAACTCCAAACAAGCCCAATTTTTCCAACAAGGTCTTTTATTTTTTTGCAGCCGAAAACTGTATTTACAACGGTATCACCAGTCAAGCAATGGTCGTTCTCCTTGACCACTCGGTCGTCCCCTGCCTTGTCGTCCCAGCGATACAGCCCAAACTCGGCGATACTGTCAACGCAAGAGCGGTGAATTTGGATATTGCCGGCGTGCAGGTAAACCGACACCCGGCGAATACCGTCAAGGACTGTATTGTCCGCCTTAATAACCTTAAACCCACGCTGCCGCAGCGCTGCAATGAATGACGCAGCAGACGGGTCGACAATCACTCTGCGTATGTTGTATCCGTCAGCCAGCCGCTCCACATCGTCACAATACTGCTCGTCTGTCCTCTGTACGGCCTTTTGACGGCCGTTGTAGTAAAACTCCTTAACTCTTGTCGCTTTTGAGCCTAAAACGCACCACAGGCCAGCAGAGAATGGATTTTGCGTACCATAGTCAATAGAGATATAATACTCTCCATTCGCTGGCACATCGTCGGTTATATTGTCCTCGCCGAAATCGTAAACCAAGCCCTCGGCCACGCACCACTCTCCGAGAATGTACCGCCGGTAGAACACCCCGGTGTACATCGTTTCATAGCGCTGGAGTATGTGCTCCGTCAGCGCCGGATTGTCCCGCAATTCAAAATGCAAACGCAAAGCATTATGCGCTTCCGGCTGACTTACCCATTCTGTATAGAACCAGTGCTGCGGGCTGTCCGGGTTGCAGTTAAACCAAAACTTTGACCCATCAACAGAGCAGCGGGAGAGTGCCTGCTCTACGAACGACCGGGGCATTAGTGCAACCTCGTCAAGCAGAACACCCGCCAGCGTTCGGCCTTGGATAAGTGTAAAACTGCTTTCGTCCTTGCCGCCGAATATTTCAAAATAATTCTCGACCCGGCCACAACGAACCACAAGCAGCTTGTCACTCCGCCGCCATTGTATGTCCATCCGCTCCCTCGGCTCGGTCATTCCAAGATATGGCACGATTATATTCTTGACGGCGCTGTCAACGGTCTTGCCGCAAATGCCAAACCGCTGCCGATCATACCGGCGCATAGCGTCCTCGACAAACGCATACATCATCCAAACGGTCTTGCCGGAACGGATGGCGCCATCAGCAATCAAAGCGTCAAAGCGCGTGTAAGGGAACGCCAAGATTTGCAGCTGCTTATCACTTAATGCCGGCATTGTTTCCCTCGTTCTGTTCTATTGCTCTCGCAGTCTCTTTCAACGCCAAGGTCAGCGGGTCGTCCTCCCGCCTATCAACCGCGACGGTGTACTCGCCTCGGTCACTTTGACCAAGGTACTGTTTGCCGAGCCAAATTGCCATGTTTGCGTTCTTTTCCGCCAGCCGAAACTGGGCACGGCGCAAGGATATTTTCCCAACGCCACGCTTTTCCTTGAAAACTTCCGAAAAATTTATCTCATAAGTTCTCTTGCACCAAGACTCCAGCGTATCAGAACAAACTCCAAACCAGCCGCAAATCTCTTCTTGTGTGCATTGCAGGCCGCAGAGTTTTTCAAATTCGATTTGATTTATTGGCTTCAGAGGTCTTCCACCAGGCATTGGCCGATCACTTCCTTCCCAATTTCCATTAGCTTATATCTTTTTCCCACACCTTGTTGCCACCAACATGTGTTTTTATCCAGCCGTGAAAAGCCAGCTTTTCGTCTGTACTTTCTGGATATAGATTAATAAGTCGTTCAAGTTTGTTGTTGTTCAATATCACAAACGGTTGTCCGCCGTCTGCTCTTTTGCAAGAAAATCCGAGTTTTTCATAAACGGCACCGGAGTTTATCGTTGCGTTTGAATAGCTATATATCTTTTTTGCCCCAATTTCACGCAATGAGTTTTCACAAACTGCTTGCAGTTTACTCGCACCGCCATACACCTGCGTGCCCTTCGATATAGACAATCTTACAAGTTCGTACTTTTTGTTTTTTCCTCGAACTGCGCCGGCCGAAATGTCATACAACATTACGGCAACAATTTCTCCGTTAAAAAGAAGGCCAAAACAAATAGCCTTGTTGCTTATCAGCGGAGCCGACTGTCTATGATTTCGGATAAAGAAGTCCTGCGCAAAATCAACAGGAACAGGAACGCAAACACACTTTGAAGCCCGAATTTTTCGCTCAATAATAGTTCCACTTTTATACGAAACTTGCGCAGCCGTTTCTTTTACAGCGTCAAGCGGAGAAATAAGGAATTTATCGTCGCTATCCTTTGTTTGTAAAATCCACTTTCCTATATTTTTGTATTCATATCCGACAATGCTTTGGTGCTTATTCTTTTCAACAAATTCCGCCGGATTTATTTTTACAAAATGCTCGACAGGGACACCGGATAGTTCGGATATTTGCGCAATTCTTTCGTCAAGAAGTTTGTCGTAAAACGACCACGCTTCACGGACTCTCTCGGTTATATCACGCATTGTCAATTACCCCGCTTAATGTTTGCAGCAAAGCCTCACCGCCGTTTTTTGTACAAAAAGCAACAATTTGTTCTGCTTGTTCTTCTGTCAACATCAGCTGCAAAAAGCACTCGGAGTTCATTCCAAAAGCGGACACGGAAAACACTCCAACCTTGCTTTGCGGAATTTCTTCAACAGCGCTCTCGCTCTCACTCTCATCTTGTTCTTTTTCTTCGTCAATTTGGAATCCAAAATCAAAATCGCTGAAATCAAGATCGGCAATTTCATCAGCCAACAGATCTAAATCCCAGTCGCTCTCGTTGCTTTTGTTATCTACAATTCGCAGTTTGCGGATTTGCTCGGGTGTCAAGTCATCAACGCAAACACACGGCACTTCTTTCAATCCGAGCTTTTTCGCTCCGAGCGCTCTGCAATGTCCGATCACAATCACGCCGTCCTTATCCACAACGATAGGCTGAACGAAGCCATACTGCCGAATGCTCTCGGCTACATTGTCAATTTGGGTTTGATCGTGCTTTTTCGCGTTTTTCTCATACGGTTTGATACTGTCCAGCGCTCGCATTTCAACTTTCATTCAAACGCACCTCCTAAATCTAATTGTAGCAGAAAAGCCGCCAAAAATCAACGCTTTGGCGACAAATGGTAAAATGCACGATATAACTCCTCTGCTGTGTCCAAGTTCTTGTCAGCGGTGTAGGCTTCCGTTGCGACGGTGATTCGTTCCTCCAGCGCCAGCGCTTCACGGCTCAAAAACTCCGCTTCGGATCGCAGCTTGGTGCAGTTGTACCGCAATGCTTCTTTCTGCCGTTTGGCGGTTTCCTTTTCCATCAGCCCAGCACGGAACAGCCGATATATAGCCAACAGGCCGATATACTCGGCACTGTCCGCTGCTGTCAGCCCTTTTGGTAAGATTTTGCCGTCAGCGGCAGCTTTTTCTAAACTCTTGTCCATTATCTCGTCCTTTCCTGTCAAACAGCCTACAATGTAGTAGTCCGTTCGTAGCGACCCACTTTTGGCTTAACCACGCCAAATTTTGGACTTTTGATCCGCTACAAACTACAAAAACTACGTTGTCTGCTATAAATATATTTCTGTTTTTACTTTTTTCCTTATTTTATATTATTCTCTCAAATAATGTAGTGTTTGTAGTGTTTATATAGAGAATGTGGTTTTTTTTGGCTTTGTTGCGCCAAATTTTCGCACTACAAAGTCCGACTACAAGGTCTACTACAACGCTACAAACACCACTGAAGCGGCTGATTTTCGGCTAAAGTTCGATGATGTCAT